CTACTTCGAATTCCTGGGCCTCCTTGCTTTCCGGGTCTTCTTTACCCGTTGCTTCCGATTCTTCCCCTTCGGGGGTTTCCGCTTCCTCTTCGGAAGTTTCTACCTCTTCAGTGGTTTCTTCGGCAGAAGTCTCTTCAGGGTCATTTGTGCCTTCAGGTTTTTCCGCGTCTTTAACAGCCATGTGTTTATCCTCTAAATGGTGTGGAGTATGGGCAATATTGCCCCCGATTTTAAGCTTCGGTAAGCGTTGAATCCTTATATTTTCTCATTAGCTTCCTGCGTCCTTTAATTCTAAAGAAGTCTAAAGCTAATTCATTCAATTCGATATCGCAGGCCCTACAAACAGGAACCCATCTATTTCCATTAGCGCAACAGTTCCACTGGTATTCAGGCCTAGCACTGCACCGTTGACACTTCTTTCTTTTAATACCGATTACAGTATATGGCTCACGGCGACCAGTAAACTCATTCATCTTGTTGCTTCCAAACACAATTTACAAGTAACGCTTTCATCATCTGTGGTCACAATCAGCTCATCGACAACCTCATCTGAGAATTCATTAATCTCTTGGCAGGCGATAAAAGAATGAGACTTATCGTTAATGACTGGGCTAGTTTGTTCCGTATAAACCCGGTGGATTTCAGTCTCATACATCGCTATTCCTCTTATCCCTTCGGTAAGGTAAGAATGAATTTCTTGTCTTCATATACTTGCTTTGCGGCTTCAGATTGGCCTTCTTCGGTTGCCTGATGTTTACTCCTCCATGTGCCATGATTCTCTCCTTACCGATATTGTTTCACATGGAAACATTTATATGATATTCCAGATGGCATGGCCGGCAAATCCAGTCGACCTCTAAAGGCCGCGCATAGTCTTCATGGTGTTTTTCTGAATGATTTGAACCACATAGAGAACACGGCTGTTTTATCAGTTTTCCTCTTTTTTGGTAAACATTAGCGTAACTCCTTGAATTTGCTTTCAATCTAGCTTCTGTCGACAGCTCGCAGTGTTTTGGCCGATGCGCGCGCATATTTTGAGCGTGACACTCAAGGCAATGCCGTTGATTTGATCCTCGTCTTAAATTCCCGCATTTACAAAATAGGCTTTCCATCATTCACCCACAGGCAAGCCTTCTGCCTTCTGAATGGTGGCTTTCATTAATTCGGCCAGTGATTTGATGCGTTCATTGCCCACTTCGGAAAGCAACTTCCGGGTTTCAGCCCCCTTCTTCTTCGCACTGGCTATATTGTCGATCGATTTGGAATCCAGGTTCCGGGCTTCGGAAATGAACTTGGTGGCCTCACCACGCTGGGCTTCTGCCGCGGCCTTAATAAGATCCTCCTGGCTGTCCGGCTGCTGCTGCTGCTGCTGTATCTGGGCCATGAATTCCTTCTCTTCATCGGTTTCAGCCTTGGCCAGGCCCATCAAGATCAAATCTTGCCGAACCAGCTTCTTCATGCCCTGCATACCCACACCTGTCATGTTTTCAAGCATCAGAGCCACCAGCATCGGGATATATTTCTGAGCCGAAGCACCTGCCGTGATCAGCATTTCGATCATGCCCTTGATGTCCTCCACCATCTGTTCCCGCTTGGTTTCGTATTGCGGCCCGGTGGATGCGTATGCCCGGAACTTTTTACCCCTCAAGGTGTTGCCGATCACTACCTTCCCGGTATTTTCATCCATCATTTCCCTGAATAACTCCACTTTGCCCTGGGTGCCATCTTCTCCCAGGATCTTCATGATCCTTCTGGAATTGTAAATCTCAGAGGCAATGGATTGATAGACTTCTCCCAGCCAGGTGATTGACATCTCAAAATTATCCATGATGGGCTGTGTCTTCAGGTTTTCCCGCTGCTGAATGGCAAGGATGGCCTTCCCGCTGGCATTTGGATCCGCTGTGTCTTGGGGTGCCCCGCCCGTTACCTGCTGGATGTGTTTGGGTACGATTTCCAGAAGGGCTGCCTGACTTTGGTTAATCACCGATGGTTCCAGATATCCAAGTGGTCCGTGCTGGATGATTTCACCTGTCTTTTCATTTCTCAATGAACGGGCCAGCATATAAGGTTTGGTGGAACGATTGGCCCACAATCCCGCAAGTTGGGTATCGATCTGATCTGGATCGAAGATCGGAATCTTTTCGCCGTTTGAAGCACTGTTTTCGGCGAGCTGGGCCATCTGCATATTGAACAGCCGCTGCGGGTCGATCAGCTTACGGACCAAGCCGAAGTAGTATTCCACCCCATCCACGAAAGAGTGGTAAGCATAGAACGGGATCAGGGGGATCCACTTGCCGGGGATCCGCTGGGGTTCAAGAATGAAATCCTGCCCGGTGAAGATGCTCTTTTCCACGGTCTGCCTGATCATCTTCCGCTTCCGAAGGAATGTCATGAACTCATTGGCCTTCAGTTCATCCTTGATCAGTTCGTGATCCTCTTCGTTATAAACTTCAGTTTCATTGGCAGCCAAGTTGCTGTAAACATAGACAAATTCCTTCTTCTTGACAATATCGTACCGGGTGGCCACATAGATCAGTTGTTTGGTATTCATTTCGAAGTTCTGGAAACTCTGATCATGCGGGGTGTAGGCTGATATGGCATCCATACCCGGATACTCTTCTTCGAAGGCATCAACGGTAAAGGCTTCCAGTTCGGTGGCGTGTCGGGAATCCCGCTTGCTCACCCATCTGGCATTTCGATCCCAGAACACTGAATTGTAAGGGTTGATCTTCGGCCTGAATTCAACCCTTTGCAGGTCATTGGCTGGATCTTCGGGGTCCACAAACTTGGTGCCCAATTTGATGCAGCCATAACCACAAGTGGATGCTTCCTTCACGGCGTTCTTCAGTGATATCAATCCGTTTTCATCCATGAAATCAGCCCGGAATATCCCGTTCAACATATCGGCATCGGCATCGGATGTGGTCTTTGCATCTTCCGGCTTGAACTCTACACCCATCCGGTTATTGTTCCACTCGCCATCGAACTTGTTCTTGTGGTCGCTCACCATATCGAATTCAGGCTTGTATCGATTGCTGAACTGTTCTTCCTGAAAGTCTTCCCACATCCCACCTGGGACATTGATGAACCTCATATCCGTGTTGGCTTTATCACGAACATCAGATAGATCATCGGCATCATTGATGATGTCACGCTTGAACTTATCCAGCTTGGATGCTCGATCCAGTTCCTTTTGGTCGTCTGTTTCTTTTTCTTCAAGGACCATGTTCAGAACCTTACCTGATCAGGGATTGATATTGGTGCTGCTTTCATTTTGGGTGATGGGAACTCATGGGGCATATCCTTCAGCCGGGAAAGGTTGTCCAACATATCATCATGCTTGGCCACCGGGAACGGTGTGTACTCGTTCTTGATGAATATTTGAATGAGATCCACAGTCTTGTTTTCATAGGTGGTGTAAGGCATCTCCCTTGGCAGGATAATCCGCTTCTGTTCGAACTCAGGGATAATCCTTCGGATCCTGTCATTCTTTGCCATCATGCCGCCCAATGGGATGATGATGAAACGGTAGTTCTCTGATTCCATCTTGTCTTCGATGTGTTCAATGTCGGAATCCTTGCCGTATTTCTCATACCCCACCTTGATCTGCTTGCCTGGCCTCATGTAGTCACGGTGCAGAGCGAATAGCTTCCGGGTGCGTTCAGTCAAGGATAGCCGGTCCCACAGCCCACCCAGCAGGTAGTAATTCATGTCGGCGGCGGCACCCAGCACCCACATGGAAGTGTAATCAGACTTCTTCTTCTTTTCGTTTGCCGGGTCCACCAGGATGAACACGTTCATATCGCTGCCATCCTTCTGGCCCTGATAATAGGTCAACCATTCCACTAGGAATCCCTGCACTTCATCAGCCTTGGGATCCTGAAGCTGTTGACAGCCGAAGGTGTAAGGGCCTTGGGTTTCGCGTTTCTTCATCAACTCTGCCTTGGTTAGAAGTACCGGCTCACCATCCACCTTGCCATTCTTGGTGGCCGGGTGAAGCCTTACGATTGCAGCATTCCTATCCATCATCTCCCGATAGGTATCGTTGTAATGGTATCGGGTGCCGATGTATCTTTCCTTTCCTCCCCGGATGCCCAGATCAAGGGAATGCTCCCATGATTCAGTGGTCTTGGCCATCATATCGGGTGATCGTACCGATTCTTTAGTAACAACATCATCATAAACTCGGATGTAAAAGTGCTTGGAAGTGGGCTGACCGTCAACGATGCCCCAGGCTTCCACGGTTGACTCTTTGGGATTGCTCTTTCGTTTGACGATAATCCCATCATCCTCAGACCACTTCGGGGCAAACCGCTTGGGTTCATGCCATAGGACATCAGGGAACAAATCAATAAGGTTTTTGTTACCTTCAAGCTCCCGCATGATCTGCCGAAGGAAGCCTTTAGCAATGGGCCGAGTGTGGCTGAAGATTCCGATAGTGACTTCCTTGCCTTTCCACTCCGGCAGAGGTTCATCACCATGGCTGGCAAGAATGTCCTGAATGCTTTTGCCATAGGTAATGATGGTGGATTTGTAGTGTTCCCTGGCCCACAGATCAAGATGGCCATCCGGTGATACCTGAACTTCCCTGCATCTTTCGAAGATCCATTCATTTTCAATATCCGGCCTGGCTAGAACGTATCTAATTAGAAAGTAAATGTCGATCCGGCACAGGTTCCTGAACAGGCAAATCTTGTCCGAGTCCTTTAAACTCTCGCAGTAGTTCAGTAGCCCTGGATAGTCCTTCAACTTTGTGGGTAAGAGTTCCAGAGTTGTCAACTTGTGACCTTTCAATAATCAATCCATGAAGCTTGCCCAAGCCAGTGGTGGCTTGCACTGCTGCACCTGGCTGGTTCAATGAAATGGCCAAATGCCAGGCCAATCCATACATATTTGTGAGTTTTTCCTTCGTGATAACGTGTGTCCTGAGATCAAGGCCACGCAGTTGGTTCATTCTTGAGACAATCTTGCCCTTCTTCGCTAGTCTACTGGCTCCTTCATAAACTGACTTATCCAAAGTTTTGGTACCAACATTATAAGAATGACGGTAAGCCTCGCTTTGGTTGCCACATTCGATCAGCTTTCTGCAAAACATTTCCTGTCTTTTGGTTAATTGGCTCACGACATACCCTTAAACTTACATCTAATTATAATCCTGTCCTAACAAAACTAAAAACTTCAAGATGTTCATTTCGGTGTCTTTCTCCATGATGAGATTTACACAGGAATAAAACGTCAAGAGGTTTAGAATAATCTTCATGATGAGCATCCACATCCTCTGTTCCACACATTTTACATGGCAGTTTTTTAAGCCTTCCAGCTAAAATTTCTATACGAGTCTTGGATCTCGTTATAATCTTTAGACTTTCCCAATTTCTTTTTTTGGGAGCCTTATTATTTAAGGCTAAAATTGATGACCCGAAAGAAAACATTTAACCCTTTCTATAAGACTATAAC